CCAGTTGCATTGTGACCATAATACTCATCCTCATAAGGTAAAAGATTATATCTATAACCATCTTCATTTTTTGTTGTAGGGGTTTTATAAGGGTATAATGTCGATATTATTGGGTCAACCTCATCAACATCGTCTAATGGCACAAAAATAGAAATATGAGCATTTGGTATACCTAATCCTCCATTTGCAATTACACGACCAACTACCACACCGTAATCTGCACAGAACTGTGTATATAAATCTTCTTGTCTTAATTTTAAAGAAAGAATTTCTAAGGAATCTATAAATCTTCTTGTCTTAATTTTAAAGAAAGAATTTCTAAGGAATCAAAATCTTGGTCAATTTTAACATTAATGTTTCTATCAACACCAGGTTCTGTTCTTATTCTAATCGATTTCGGCATAATTAGTTTTTAAGATAAATAGTTATTCATCTTAATTTTAATTTGATTTTGTCAAAAGTATATGGATAGATTTAAGAGAAGTCGACATTTTTAAGTGACTTTGCTCTCACTTTAATATCATTGTCAGGAAATCTAATTTGATAAACTTGATTAGGTTGTGCAAATATAGTGTCATCAACCAATTGAATTTGTTTTGTTTCGTTATTAGAATATCTTTGAGATGTTTGTGAATTTGAATACCTTCCTCCCACTTTGTTAAACACTTGTAAGTCAGATAATGAGATGACTCCAGGTATATCTTGTACTATTCTTCGTATATCCGAAACGTTTACATTACTACCTAATTGTTGTTTTTGAGGTGAAAAATAACTATCAACTGAGTTTATAATATTAGTTATAATTTGTCCTTGGTTTTGAGTTGAGTCCATTACAACCGATAAATCAAACTCTAAATCTACAACATTAGCGTTAGTAATTGATATATAATCATTAATCATTCGATAATGTGATAAATAATTTGCTATGTTTTGTTTTAAAGTGTTAGACACCGCTTCTGTTAATTTACCTTGAGTATCATAAGACAATATTTCAATCTTAATTTTATTATCTTCTTCAGTAATCGCAGCCTTAGCAGGTGCACCATATCTACTTGGCATAGTCCTAACTAATGAATTATAATCATTAACCGTAACTGCCCTTTTTTGAGCCGCAAAGTTAAATGAAACCATATTTCTAACTTCCTCTGTTGTAGGTAAGTTTCCGCCACCAATAGCTGCCGTAACATTAGTCGTCCTTAAACTTTCAATAACATTTTGATTTATATTAGTTGATGGTCCATTGACATCAAAATATGTTGTACCAAACTGAGTTATTACGTCTACTCCAACATTAGAGGCTTTACCCCCACCTATTCGATACTGTACAAATAACGTTGTATTTGCTTTTACGGTTAAACCTAAACCTATATTATTTTGGTAGTCTTGTATTCTTAAAGGAATACCTGTTCTTGTAAACTCTTGTAGTTGTTCTTCAGGTGTTGTAGTCCCTCCCCCAAAGTTTATTTTACAATAACCCTCAGGTGTATATTCCGATACAAATCTATTTTCAGTTTCAATATATTTTCCAACTTTAAGTCCAGGTCTATCCGCTGGCTTTGTAGGGTCTTCCACAAAAATCTTAGATTCCGCTAAGGCATCTACTTCATACCACTTATTAGGTGCATTTATGAATTCATCATATGTCGGAGGAGATTGATAGTTAACACCATCTTTTTGTATAATTGATGTTATACTAACAACATTTTTTTCGGGTAAGAAAAACTCAAAAAATGGTCTTACATCATTATTATTTATTACTTTTTTAAATGTTTTTGTTAAACCGTTAACCACAACCTCTCTTTTTGTCATCGTGTAATTAACTAATCTATTGTTAGAGTCGAAATTAGGAATTTTTGTACGATTAGGATAACCCTCACTATTATATTGAGAACTAAAGTCAATATCATTAGGATTTTCAAAAACCTGTCCTGCACCTATAAATTGTGACCCTGCACGCATAACTCCTAAATATCTCTCATCTTCTTGGTCACCTAACGCGGGTACTGTAATGGATACATCAACTAAAGCAATGGACGGTCTATTACCTGGTATCTTTAAACCATACGTTCGTGCAATATTATAAATTGAAGATTTTTGTTGTGCGTATTGTAAAACCGTTTCTTGAATACTCCTATCCATATGATAATGTAAATTATCACCAATAGCGGCATTAAGGTCCATAAATACAGAATATATCGATGCGTCATTAAAGTTACCTATTAAATCAGGATAATACTGTTGAGTATAATTTATCAGTTCCTGTCTTAAGGATTGAAAGTCTCTATCTGTGTATGAAATTTTACGGTTAGCCATATACTATTAAATATTAATAATTACGAAATCTTTTGATGAAAAAGTACCATTAACTATCGTATAGTCAATCCTAAGTTTAGCTGTATACTCCACAGCACTGTCGCTAGCTACTCTAAATACTTGTTCTCCTAATTCATCATAATTTATTTCACCAGGTAATGGTTCGGCTTCAACATATGGTTCAATAGTAATATCGTTTATTTGTAAGTTAGGTATAAATTTATCAACCGCCTGTCTAACATCCGCCTTAATAGCATCAAATGTTGGTCCATCCATCGGTTCAAAAATAAACTCATAAATTCTAGTACCAAAGTCAGGTAAATAATACCTACTACCTTTTCTTGTTAATATTAAATGCAGTAAATCCGCCCTAATTTCCTCATCAGGTGATTGAGTTAATCTTAGGTAGTCTCCCTGTAAACTATCTCTAAAAGGAAAAAATACTCCGTATGTTTTACCGTCTGCCATATTTCATAAATATAAACACAGATTATTTTATCTGTATATAAACTAAAAAAGGTTAGACGAATCTAACCTTTTCTAATAGTGTTTTAGTTTTTGTGTTATTATTTAACCTTCACAAGCCACACATTGTAAGTCATTTAAATTTAATTTCTTTCTTGCAAATGCCTGTGCCGAGTTCATGGAGTGTTGATAATATAGTGTTTTAACACCCAACTTCCATGAATCGATAAGTAATTTATTTACATCTTTAGTTGGCATCTCAGGTGAAACCATTAAATTTAAAGATTGTGATTGGTCAATATAATCTTGTCTTACCGCCGCTTGATTAATTATAGAAGCCTGATTGATTTCCGCAAATGTTCTAAACACATCTTTTTGTTCATCGGTTAAAAAGTCTAAATGTTGTACTGAACCATCTTGTTTTTTAATACTATCCCAAACTTTTTTAGTATCTTCACCTAACTCTATTAATAATTCTTTTAGTACAGGATTTTTAATAGTAACCTTCAATTTAGCAACATCTTTAACATAACAGTTTGACCATATCGGTTCAATTGATTGAGATACTTGACCAAGAATAAACGCTGATGAGGTTGTAGGTGCTACTGCGTTTAACGTAACATTTCTTCTACCATAACCTTTTAAGTATTCAGGTTCTCCAAAAATCTTTGATAACTCCTCAGAAGCCTCATAAGATTTATCTTTTATGAATTTAAAAACTTCGACATTAAGTTTTGCGGTTTCTTTAGTGTCAAACGCAAGACCTTTTGATTGTAACAATGAATGCCATCCTAATACTCCTAAACCTAACGCTCTTTGTCTTTTAGCAAAATTGTAAGCCTTTTCCATATACAAAAACGCCATTTTACCTTCTCTAGTACCATTATCTCTGAGTTGTTCTAATTTATTACAATATTCGGTAACAACTGCGTCTAAGAAATAAACCATAGTTTGAACAGCGTCAGTATTTTTCCATTCATCATAATGTAAAACATTCATTGATGATAAAACACAAACAAAGGATTCGTCATCTGAATTGTGTAAAGCGATTTCAGAACAAAGATTAGAATTGTAAATCTTTGCCCCTTTATCTCTATAAACTTCAGGTGAGTTATTGTTCATGGTATCTGTAAACATAATATAAGGATAACCAATCTCACCTCTTCTTTGGATTACTTTTGCCCATATTTTTCTTTTCTCATCATCACCAGATATCATTTCTTCCATAAACTTATCAGTTACAGTAACTGCATGTGTTAAATCTTGAATTGGAAATCCTTCGGTACCAATTTCAAGAAACTCCATAATATCAGGATGTTCTACAGGTAAATAAGGTGAGAATCTTCCTCTACGTGTTGAACCTTGTGAAATATTGTCAACCACACTCTGAAATAAATTCATAAAGTGTACCGCGCCAGGAGCATGTCCATTATCTGTAATTTCAGCACCTCTACCTCTAATGTTACCAAAGTAACCTGAAGTACCTCCTCCCATTTTACTCATTTCACCAACTTCCGCTTGTGTGTATAATATTGATTCGATATTATCACTTATATTAGAACCGAAACAGCTTACAGGTAATCCTCTTCTTTTACCAAAATTAGCCCATACCGGTGATGATAAAGAATACCATCCTTTACCCATATAGTCGTAAAATTTTTCAGCAAAACCTTCAATACCTAAAAGTTTTTCAGCGTGTTCCGCTATTGTCTTTATTCTATCTAAAGGTTCTTCACCTTCACTTAAATAACCTCTACGAAGAAACGTCACCGACTCTTCATTAATCCAATCAAAAGGTTTTCTATTTTTCATATTATTGTTTTATTATTATTCGTGTATATTTTTTTTAAAATAAGTCGTTAGATGTTATCGATTTAGATTTCTTACTATAGTTTATACTTCTTTTATTAAAGAAATCTGTATGTTTTGTAGTTAAAATCTCATCATCAAACCATTCAGTTGTTTCTAACAAAGTATCGTTAATTTCAAAGATATTATCAAGTCCGATTGAATTTAATGATACATTAAATCTATGCTTAATAAATTCCATTGTTTGACTTTTTGTAAGGAAATCTAAATCTCCTTTTTCAAATATCCAATTAACAATTTCAGTCTCAGCTTCATAAGCCTCTTTAGTCGCTATAACTAAATCATCAACTAATTGTTCAGTCCACCACTCAGGATTTTCTTTTTTAATTAAATTAACTAATTCAAACCCAAATTCAGCGTGAATATTCTCCTCTTTAGATGTAGCCTCAACTGCATTACTAATACCTTTTAATTTGTTTTTGTGTTTGTTAAATGACATAATTACTAAGAACTGTGAAAATAGTGATACATTTTCAACAAACATTGAAAATAATACTACAGATTCAAAGTATTCTTTATTATCAACCGATTTAGATGTTGATATTGCTTTTTCTAAATATTTAATCCTTCTTCTAACTTGAGGTACCTCTAATAAATTTTCAAATTCATTATTAAGACCCAATAGCTGAATCAAGTGTGAGTATGCGTCCGCATGTCTAACTTCAGACTCCGCAAAAGTTGCACCAACATTACCAATTTCGGGTTTCGGCATTCTTTTATAAATGTCACCCCAAAATGATTTAACTGCGACTTCTATTTGTGAAATCGCTAACATTGCTCTTTCAACTGCAGACTTTTCTTTTTCGTTTAAGTGTACTTTATAGTCTTGTATATCGGACGTAAAATTAAATTCAGTGTGTACCCAATATGAGTGTCTAATCGCATCAACGTATTCGTTCAGATTAGGGTACTCATAAGGTTTAAGATTAACTCTTTTTGAGAAAATGTTTGGTTGGTTTTTTGAACGGTAAATAATATATTCTTTTGCTACATCATTTAATCCGTTATCCATTAGTTTGTTTTCAACCATATCATGAATCTCATCCACATTTGGCACTCTATCTTTATTACCTCTAAACAGTGCCTTAGTCGTTAATCTGGCTATTTTTTCAGCCATATCATTATCTACTTTAGAGATACTTTTCATCGCGTTTAATATTGCCGTTTCAATCTTGTCTGATTTGAAAACGACTTTATCACCACTTCTTTTTATAACATAACGTATGTCTTTACTTACAGTATTAATTAGATTATCCATCCTTGCTAATTTTTAAAATGTTTTATTGTTTACTTTCCCTTTGTTTTCTCCTTTCGAGTAGTTCTTTGATACGTACTTTGTTTTTTTCTTCTTTTTGTTCTTCCAAACCTAAGAAAGTAACACTTGAGTCCGTATCAATCTCTAACATTTCGTTATCGAATTTACAATTTTCAAATACAATACCGTCTTTACCAATTCTTGACTTGGTAATCGCTATCGTTGCTAAATTCATTTCTTTCTGTTGTAGGGATTTTGCAACAGAAATAATAACGTGACCAACTTGAGCTTTCTTAATTGAACCCCCCATTTGGTCTGTAGTTACAACTTCAGAAGATATAGATGACCTGTTACCTTGAGTAGCCGTCCATCCTGCAATGTCTAATTCATGACACATGGATTCAAATCCTCTCATTACTGAACCTTCACTTTTCCATTCGTCCCCTAAATTTTTATCAGGAACGATACAATCAATATAATCTACCACGACCATATCTATTTTAGTACCTTCAGCCATCATTTTACGAATCTGATTTTTAATTTGATTCATAGTTAAAGTATCTGAAGGTAATTTTTTCAAGATAAGTCTATTAGGTGCGTTTTCTTTAATCTGTCTAACCTTTTCCAAAACTTCTTCTTTATGTAAAGATAAATTGTCAGGTGCAATTTTAGTCCACATAGTAAAGTGTTTTCTCTGTATAATCTTAGGGTTGTCTTCAAAAAATATTTGAAGTACGTTATACCCCAAGTTAAACGCATTGTTTGATATTTTACTAAGAACAGTTGTTTTACCAACACCTGTAGGTGCCAATATAACCCCAATCTCACCCTTAGCTAACCCTCCTTTCAAAAGATTATCAATACCAGGTATACCAATCGGTATAGGATGTCTAAAGTCGTCATCCAACACCTCATCCAAATTAAAGAACACATCTGCAGTTCCAGTGTCTACTTCTCCAACCTGTAAAGCCTCTCTAACCATCTCTTCAAGATAGTCGTAAGATTCAAAATCACCTTTATCAATGATTTTTTGAGCTTTAGTCATAACTTTCTGTAATTCTTGTTGTTTACAGAACTTTAAAGACTTTTCTTGAACGTATTGATAACCATCATTAGGTGTTTCATTAACCTGATTAATCATATCTAAGACCATTTTTTGGGCCATAGGTGAGGTAACCTCAGATTTAGTTATTTGTTCAAGTGTTGAGAATGAAGGAGCGTGTTCGTACTTGTGATAATACTCCTTTGTCATCTGCATGATTAACTTAAAATATTGATTGTCAAAGTATTTTGGTTCAAGTACATCTACAATCGAAGCCGCAAAATCCTTATATAGAATAATGTTATTAAGTAGCTGTAATTGAAATGTGTTACCGAGGTATCCAAAATTTTTTTCTTTTGACATATTTTATTGAGTTTTAATCTTCTTTGTAGAATATAAATATGGTTAAACTAGTTGATAATCCATGTACTTGTGAGTTAAATTTTCACTAGAGAAAATGTCAGTCAAATCACGAAGTAGCTTTTTTAGGTGTGGGCGTACGTCCACGGTATATCTTGTCTTAGGTGGGTACATTTTAGCATCCCAAATTCTATGACAAATTGTCTCATCTCCAATCTTAACATATATGTTAAAATACTCAGGTCCTTCAGTATTTGAAGTCTCTAAAATGTCAGGATTAGACATAATTTGTTGTGCGTTTTCAGTCATATAATTAGAAGCCTTAACTTTTAAATCCTCTTGGATTTTTTCTGCAACATCTCTAATTAGACTGTAGAGTTCAACACTTTTTCTCGCCTTAGGATTATAACCCTTAACATTGAAGTATCTCTGTACTACGAAATTGTCGTTGAGTGTCATCAAGAACTCCAGTTTTGTTGTTTCTATTTTTTCTTTCATATTAAACGTTTTTTTGTTTTAAATCTTCTTTTTTCTTTTCTTGTTAGTTTCATAAAAGGGGTTAAAAATTCAACCCATGCGTTATCGTGTTTAGGTAAATATTTAAAAATTCCATCACTCATCATCATCCTCATTAAGTTTTTATATCCTCTACCATCAGGGTCTAAATTTTCCGTATGGTATTCTTCAATAATAACTTTTGATTCATCAGTTAATAATGGTTGGGACAAATCTACGAGTTTTTTATTAATTACAAAAAATTCTTCACCATAAATTCCTTTTCTTGTTTTACCCGAAAGTAAATTTTGTAATGCTCGATTGTCTTTATCATTTTTATGTAACTCCTCAGCACGTTTTAAAATATCGTCAATAGTTACCACACTATCAACTATTTCGGGAAATAACTTAACAAATGTTTTTTCCCCCATATATCTAATACCATCAATATTATCAGATTTATCACCTGAAATTATTTTAAATGTTGATATATTTTGATGAGGTATTGAGATGTCTTTTAGAGGTACCATATCTCCGTTTCTAAGGGTTATCTTCTTCATCGGTTGGTACACCTCTACTTTTTCTGAGATAAGCTGTGTAAGGTCCTTATCTGAAGAAAAAATAGTTTTATATTCATCTTCAGATATTTGACAGTAATACGCTATTAAGTCATCACTCTCAGTATTTTTTACCGAAACTTGTCTTATGAACATTTCCTCTAAATAGGCCTTAACCCTTTGAACTTGCCATTCAAAGGATTCTTTCTTAGCCTCATTTAATGTTTGTTTACGATTTTGTTTGTAATCGGGTGATATGAGTTTTCTTTGAGACGAGTTATTTTCTCCGTCCCAAAATACAATTACTTTGTCGTAATTATACTCATTTAGAAATCTTTTGATTGTATTAACGAAATGATATATACCTCCAATATGTTTTCCTTCGTGATAGAAATCTCTAACACCATGAAAACCTATTTTAAATAAATTATTTCCGTCAATTAATAATGTTTTAACCACTTTATCTGTGTTAAATTGTTACACTTCTTTTTCTTCTTCCAATTTGAAATCACCTTCAGTTCCGATAACTTCTTTCCAATATGTCGATTGTTCCCCCTTATATTTTTCAATTGATTTTTTTTCTTCGGTACTATCTTTACCTGCTAAAAATCCATGAGGAGTTACAATTATTCTCCCGTCAGCGTATCCCAATCCATTGATATGATTTTTCATAACAGAGATTTTTGTCCTTGACGCAAATTTAACTTTTCTTTTATCTTTAACCGCCGATATATTAGTTGTACCTGCGTTTTTTTGATTACCAAATAAAAATACTAATGATGAGTTTAACCATATTGATTCCCCTCCTTTAGCCTTAATCTTCGGTTGTCCAAATGGGTTATCAGGTAACTCTACCCAAGGTTGATTTACAATTACTAATGTGTTTTCATATTTTGAATCCGCCTTTCTCGAACCTGAAATTCTTTGATTAATTCCCATACCTATTTTATCCGCTAAAGTAGATGCGTTATGTTGTTTCCCTCCTTTACCATCAAATGTCATTTTACAAGGTACTGAACCAACAGAATCCCATAGGAATAATAAATCATATTCTAATTCTCCTTTTGATTGAGCGTCTAATAATTCATTGATATAATCAGTTATTTGTTCAATATAGTTAAAGTTATTATTAAAGATGAAAAATCCATCCCAATCTAACTCTCCCGTTTCTTCATCAACAACTTCTTCACATTCAAAACCCATTAATTGTGCGTGTTCAAAAGACCATTTTTGTTCTGTAATTATGAATACAGGAAGTATACCCTTTTTCTGAGCGTCTACAGCAGCTTTAACTAATGCCGTAGTTTTTCCCGTATCTGAATGACCTAAGAACATGTTTAAGTGTCCTATCGCAGGACCAGGTACTCCCACAGCATCTAAAAAGTTTTCACCTAAATCTAAAAATCTTTGAGGTTTGTACTTTGCGGATGTAGAGAATTTTTTCTTTATACTACTAAAATCTTTTTTCTTTATTGCCATATTCTTTTTAAATAATGATGGTAACGACACTAATGTCGTTACCATCGATTGGTTAGTCTATTAAAATGGTAAGTCTGTATCAACTCCCATACTTGATTGTGGGTCTTTTGTTTCTTCAACTTTGTCTGTTGAACCACCTCCAAGTGTCACTTCCGAATCATCACCGTAAACATACTTCTTAAGTTCAGTATCCCAAACAGGTGTTTCTCCTCTTGATATAGCCTCTAAATATTCTACAGGTTTTTGTGCGTAAACATCCTGCCAAGTTAGTTCATCTTCCATCCACTCTTTCATTTGAGTAGAGTCTTCATGAATAGGACATGGGTCATCATACATTACAGTTTGTACCACTGTATACTCAATACCCTTTGGTGTCTTCGCTTTAGAAAGTTCAATCATTAAATCTCTACCCTCATTCGCGTCTGTGATATCACCTTTAGCCTTCCAAATTGGAATGATTTTATCTAAAATACCTTCTTGTTTGTAGTTATCTTTAAATCTCCAAAATTTAGGTCCGTGGTCCTCGTTATCTCTATCAACAAGTTTTACAATATAAAACTTACGTGGTCTGTATTGTCTAGCCAATTCTTTATCAGAATCTTTTCCTGTCGATATTAGTTCTTCATAAACCTCGGTTAATGGTGAACGTTCCCCGTCATTTTTACCTGGGTCATAAAGTTTAGTCCACTTACCGTCAATCTGAACTTCGTGGTACCACACCTCTTTAAATGGTGATGAACCGTCAGGAGTTGGTAGTATTCTAACTTTTTTCTGACCTGATTTAGTTCCCTTAGGAAGATACGTTGTAAAATAACGTTTTAGTCTGTCTTCTTGTGAAATCGATTGATTTCCGTTGTTTGATTTTGCAGTATTTTTCTCATATTGAGCCAACACTGCGTCTAATGCATTTGCCATAGTTTTTTCTTTTTACTCGTTAAAAATTTATCTTATACTCAAGTTATAATATAACAAAGAAAGTCGCTAAGTCAAATAATTTAAAATAAAAAAAGACCATAATTAAATGGTCTCTTTTAGTGTGATATATATAATTGATTGGGGTTAGTATTCCTCCTCAAATGGTTTGTCAAATGAATTTTTAATATCGTTTTCTGAATAGTTTTCAACCTCATCTGGTGTTAAAACATATTCATTCTTACCCGTCTTTTCCATTTCAACTTCTTTATCCACAAAGAAATCAGTTAACTTTTGGTTATATGGATAACTATCTAAACTTCTAAGTTGTAATTTTTCTTCAGGAGATTTTTGACGATACTTTTCAACTTTAGTTTCAAGGTCGTTTATTTTATTTAATATTTTATCCATGTCTGATAGTTTACTAGTTAAGTCCTCTAACCTATCCATCATACTATCCATATATTCTTCTTGTTTTTGTGACATATCTTTTTGAGTAGTCACTAAATCAGTAATATCTAATTCTTCAGTACCCGATTCTTCCACGTCTACAGATTCATCACCAGGTTCATCCACCACTTCAACATCGGGGTCAGATTCAACATCTACTGATTGAACTTCTTCCCCTTCTAAATCTACACCGTCTAACTCTAACTCGTCAGCCTCTTCTCCAGGTGTAGGTGGTAAGGGTGCGTCTTGTTCTGAAATATACCTATTAATAGTATTGTATTTGGTAATTTCTTCTAGTATTTTTTTATCTACAGACATTTTATTATTTTTTAACCATTCAAAAGTGTTTTGACACCATGAGGTGTTTCAACTTTTAAAGTTCTATTTAGTTTCATAGAATTATCAACTCTTTCTATAAGGCCGTCTCTCATTCTTACGGTATAACAATCACCTGTGTCTAAATCACAAACTTCTTTGTAACCATTACCCGCATCTTTTTCAGTAATTCTCGTGTCTTTTGACAAATACTGGTCTAATAGTGTTTTCGTATCCATAATGTTTTTATATATAAATATAACTAAATTAGTGTTTTTCTTAATTTATTGAGTATTAACTCCAAGACTCATTTGAAGTTTTAAATGTTTTTATTGAATCATTGAATAATTTTTTTGATACCGAATCATTTTTTATATCTAAATCAACAGCCGCGATTATTGAGTCATCAACATTACTTCCCGCGTTTAATTCTTTATCTAATGTAGTAAATCTAAACGTATAATACCATAGATAAGCAAAACTTTTCGCCAAATCACCATTAATTTGATTATTTACTAAAAACGCGTCAATTATTGGTGCGAATTGGTCACAAACTTTAGCCATAAATTCTATTGAATCTCCTGCATCTTCAAAAGAAAGGTACGGTACCACGTACTCACCATCCTGTACACATGTTTGTTTATCAAAATTTACTGTCCATCTTTCATTACTTTTCATATTTTTTAAATTAAAGTAATTACTATTTAATGATTTTAAATTTTTACCAACACCTGTTTCAACATATCCAACACCATATATAAACTTTTTAACATTTTCACTCAAACTAATTTGTTGTACCCCATTTTTAAATTGAGTTTGATTTATTTGTGTTTGTTTAATATCGTCATATGGTTTATCTAAATTTTGTACCGCCACACATTTAGTTGATTGTCCCTGCCTTTTAGCGTTCGTTTTAGATGAACTGTTTTTAATATAGTTACTTCTAGTTAATGTATTACCCGTAGAATTACCTAATGAGGGTACTCTTCTTATTTCAGATAAGTAATTTTGAACAATATCTCTATTAACACTAGCGATTAATCCGTCTGGCATTTGTAAAGAATATTTACTTGTTCTCACCCCTTCGAATGATGTTTGAAAATCTCTCGTAGTTATATCGTGAGTTACACTTGTAATTAAGTATGGACCATAAAACATTGGGACGTATCTTAAATTAAAGTACATTGTTGGTTGTATCATTGCATTCCCCATTGAGGTTACACTACAATTATAACTAGCACTCTTATAGAAGTTATATAAATTAGCAGTTTCTTGAGATACTTTTTGACCATCTGCCATAGACCCCATGTCTGCAAGTATTTGGAATGTCGGCGCAATGTTTTTTCTTTGTGACATATCAATTGATATTGATTTAAAGATTTGTTGATTTTGTACCCCAAAATCTACGTTAAATGCTACCACTTTATTTCTATTTGAAAAATTACTAACTCCATCTAAAGACGAGCGTAAAGGAGATAGTGAAGGTTTAGTAATATCAAAGGAATCGTCACCATAAAGATAGTTATCGTTTTCAGGTGAAGTATTAAAAGTTTTTGAAACTTCACCAACATATATCGCTAAAAATTTAGGTTCGGAACCATGAGTATCCACTTCTAAAAATGTACCAAATGTATTATTACCAATATCATCAAATGAAGGGTCAGGCATACCTTCCTTAACTCTTAAATTCCTACCATAAAAATTAGAATAGGAAGGAGTAGGCATAAATATAAAATTATTTTTTTCTAATATGGTTCCTAATAGTGATAGTACACTTGCTGACGCATTAGCGGTTTTTAACGCACTTCTTAAATCTTCAATATTAATAACCACTTTATCACCAATAGGCCTATTCGCTTTATCCATGAATAAAAATTGTTCAAATAATGTTTTATTTTTAACGTCTTGACCGGATATCCATCTATCATTAAACGTTTTAAAGGTTGACCATAATTCATTTTTATTCGTATCCCCGTCTAATTTAGAAATTCTTGTTTGGGTGGCATTAACTTTAACTGAAGGTAAAGTTTTGTTAAGTTTTGTAAAAATTTGATTTAACATATCATTTTGAAATGTTATTTGTTCTGATAGAAAACTTTCAAACGTTTGTTGGAAATCACTTTTAGTTAAGTTGTTATTATTATATTTTTGAGTGGCGAAGACTTTTATTATTTGAGATAAACTCTTAACATTTTCCTCATTAAATCTTATGTCCATAGTTGGGAAAAAATCGGTAATATAAGAACCGTTGTCAGAATATACCATGCCGTCTTCAACATATTCTCCAACATAATCATAAAGAGCATCCCATGCTTCAGGATTATTTATCTGACTTGATGAAAGGGTCACTAATCCTGTTGATGTGGGAACTGTTTCATTAACATAAGTGTCAAAATTTATTGGGTCTGTAGGTATTATAGTTTCATTAGTTGAAAAAGAGTCAAACACTCGTCTATTAAATCTACCTGGATTACCTATCTTTAATATTATATCTCTTTCGGATATTTGTGTTCTATTTAAATTAACAAAATTATCTAATTGTGAATCAGATATGGTCTTTACGTCTTTTTCAGGATTATCTGTTAATGTAGGTTTATTAACTATTAATAAAGACTTCATAGCCCTTTCAATATTATAGTCATATTCCACATTAAATGAACCTAAATATTCGTTATCATTTACCTCTGAAGGATTAAAAACTAAAGACTGATAATCTTTTTCTTTTTTACAAAAGTTTAAAAAATGTCTTTCGAACTCATCTAACATTTCTTTTGAAAAAATAGCAAATATTTCTTCTATTGATTTATATTCCTCTTCGCTATCTTTATTTAATAAATTAAATGCATTTTGTTGGTTCTCTTCACTATCAATATATTTAATATATTCGTTTGTTTTAGGTTTTTTAACCCATTGGTTATTAAAATATCCAAAATTAGATGCTCCCCATAACGGTCTCACATTACCATTTTGTATAGATTTATTATTAATATCTATGTTTTGTTTTAGATGTCCTTGTGAATTAAGACACTCCCTTTGTGCCTGTGTAAATTTCAAATAACCTGAAGACGGTATAATTAATAATCTACCTGTTGAGTCTTCTTCATCAAAACTCGTATTACCCTCAAGGTCAAAATACTGAAAGTAACTACTATAAGTTAAAGTATTAAGGACATTATCTTGGTCATATCCTACAGGTAAGAAATTTGTCTGTGATTGACCTAATTTAAAATTACCATTATTGAAAAGGTCATTTATTTCACCCCCATCATAATTAATTAAAGGCGATTTACCAGTAAAAAATTTATAAGTGTCATTTACTACTTTAGGGTAAAAACCATTTTTAGTAAATTGATAATTAAAGTTAACAGGAGTTCCAGGTAACGTTGGATTTGCAACGTTAGGTATTATTCCCGGTACTATATCGGTCTTTTGAGGAACGTAAGACATAGTCCCCCCCGTATAATTTTGTACATTATATACTTTATTTATATTATTAGTTATTGGGTCATAAGCATTTACATAATTAAAGTCTTTCCATATACCATTTAAAATGTCTCCATTACCCTTCTTATCTTCTTTATATCGATGCCATACTGAACCATATTTCAGTAACCAAAGGTAAGGTATCTTATGTATTGCAGCAAATTTACTAAGTCCCGCATAAAAATAATCTCCCCATTTAGTAGTATTAACCCCACTATTGGATTCATTACGTGTTAAGTATTTTTCGCTAAGTGTTGGTAACGGTAGTGAATTTAAATATAAATAACCTAAACCAACGTATGGGTTTTCTTGAGAAAACGTCTCTCCTGAAACCCCTTTTAAAAGTGCGTTAATAAAATAAGGAGTATTCAAAAGGGAAGTAGTTTGTAATGATGTTAAATTATTTGTTGCTTCATCATAATTTGTCCCATAATCTAATGGACTTTCTGTTAAATAAAAATCTTTATTTTCTCTATTATTGTAATAAGTCTTAACTTGGTCATTAGTGTTATATTGAGTACTATCACTTGAGTTACTAGTGTTTTGATTAGGGGCTGCAGGTTTATTTTTTTCATACTGAAAATAAGTTAAATACCTATTTAAATATCTCTCATCTTTATCTGTTTCATCATCAAATGTCGCAAAACTCTTTTTTAATATATTAAAATTCATAACATCTGTAGTACTATTAGCCTTATCTACACTACCAATACTAACACCATCTGCTACATTTTTTTGTAACCAATCTAAATTATTAAATGGAAAAACATCCATTAATGTTGTGGCATTTGATGAGGTACCACTAATATAATCTTCTAATTGTTTAATAGACTCAACCGATGATATTAAATCAGTTGAACTTGTAGACATACTTTCTATACTATAAATCCCAAAATCTACATCAATATATCCTTTAATATAATTTTGAGTATAGATGTCTCTAACCTTTCTCGCCCAAAAACTTCCCTGTCCTCCGTTAGATATTGATGATAAATAACTATTAAATATTGATGAATTAAACTTAAACTCTTTAAATGTTTTTGTAAGTTGTGGACTATCGTTTAACCCTTCTTTTATGTTTACAGATTCAAAGTCCGCTAAGACCGTATATAAACTTTTTCTAAAATTATTGTTTCTAACTACTTTACTGTAATTTGAACTTAAATATGTACGTTCAAATATTTCATAAAAAAATGATACAGCTTCTTCATTGACATATGGGTGGTTTTCGAAAGGAAATTCCACGGCATTTACTCCAATATATTTTGATACTTGTTTTTGGTTTCCATAGTTTATATTAACTTTCGGTTTGTCCCTTTCTAATGACGCAGTTATATATTCTTCAGTAAATTGAATTTCAGGCCATATAGAGTAGTCGTATCCCTTAATCGTTGAAATTACACTTGGTTGACCAGGATATTTTAAAGTATATTTAGTATTGTTATCTTCATCAATTTCTTCCTCAAAATATTGCGGCCAAGGATATACTATTGCGGTATTTTGTAGTGTATTACCTGTGGAACCACCTATAGTTACTTGGTCTAACATATTTTTACCGTCAACACCAAAAGATTTTTCGGGTGGTATAATAGCACTTAAACGAGTCTTATCCGTTCTTACATTCCAAGCCGCTTGATGTGTTTCATCCATTAACCTATAAAAAGCTTCCGCGTTTGCACAAATTACCGCCATAACATTGTTTATGGTTGGGTTGAAACCTAAACCAATATCAGAATTAATTATTTTTTTAGATAATGCTTCCGACAACTGTTTTTCAATAGTTTCTTTCTTTTCTTTAAAAGTATTTTCAATCTTAGCCAACTTAGCTAAAAAAGTTCCCGTTGCGAAGTTTTTATCTTTTATAACATTACCAAATTTTATTAAAACTGAACCATCTTCATTTTCAGTTATTTCACCATCAGGACCAATATAATATGACTTAGAAGCGAGTTTAAAATCCGCCTTAAGTTTGGTTTCAAATGCTTCTAATTCACTCTGTGTTGGTTCACTTCCTTTTCTTAAAATATATGTAGTTTTGTAATCAATAGTTTCAGGGTCATCAATTAGAACCGTCAAATCACTTGCCTTTATATTAACTGATATTTCAGCAGGATAATCCTTACCTTCTATCTCATATTTACCAGGTTTATAAAATGTAGGGTTATTCTTTAGACTTTGGTTTCCTTCATCTATTATACCTTTTAATTTAGATAACGCCGTTTTTCTTCCTTGTTCTTTTATTTCTTTTTTAAACCCGTATATTACCGATGATTTTGTATCGTTTAAAGCGTATATAGAGGACGGGTCTATATATGTATCAAACCAATTTTCATTTAAAGTAGGATAAACTTTTTTTCGATATGTTGTAATATTCTTTTCATACTCCACAATATTATTAAGAACTGACATATCTTCTTTAGAATACGCCTCCATTACATATCGATTAAAATACTCTAACCTCATCCTCATTTGATTCATTGTGATTTCAGGAAAGTCATCATCAATTAACCCTTTGGATTTATACAAAGAGTAGACCTCTTTTATCTTCTGCATTCCTTTGGTAGTCTCAATCTTATTTACCCCAACTGTACCATCTGATGTTCCAGGAGAATTATTATCTAATTCATACGTTTTAGGGTACATATGAGGAGTTGTGTAAATATAATCTAATAATGTGTCTTGTAAAAAGGCGTGTGATTTGGCAACATAAGAGGTAGTAATCTTATAACTTCCGTCTGATGGGTCAAATCTAGCATTAAAATCTTTTAATATTAACTCTAATTTTATTGCCTTACCATAATGTCCTTTTATGGTTAAAATAAAAATCGGATATGGTAGATGCATGAAAATGGAATACGGAGATTGGTCTCCTCTTTCAAATAACACCCTACCTTGTACATCTGTCATTTCAATTGTGACTGTAGGAACAAATGCTGGATTCATTTTTACATTAATACGGGTAATCCCTAACAATTGAGTGTCTACTCCTCTACCTGAACTAAATATATCGTTTGTTGAGTCTTCGGCATTTTTACCCGGTAAGAACTGGTCTGTCCATGAAGTATCAAAATATTTAGGGTCATTTGAATCATCGCCCCCTAAATTAACATTTGGTTCTTTTTGAGCTTGAGCTCTACCTTCTAAAAAATTAACTTTAAGTTGTGCTACTCCCACATTTTTTACACTATCATCATAATTAGAACCTATCGCGAGTTTTGTTCTAGGAATAACTCTCGCCTCTAAATTAGCGTAGGTGATTAAATTTTCTTGTTTAACATTACGTTCTTGTACTGTTCCATCAGAATTTACCACTTTATTGGGGTCTACAACTATTACGTTATCATAATCAGTTTCCACATAGACCTTTTCATTACCGAAAAATTTGTTATCTGCCATAATAGAAGAAATGATTTTCTACCGCAGCTTTATAATCCTGTAAAGAATTAGTCAAAGGGAACGGGATAAAAAGTAATGCATTATCAGGGATATTTGACTCTAATCCTCCGTATTGAGGATTTGCAGCTAGTATTAACCAACCAAAATATGGTGACTCATAAAATTCGTAACTTATTTTATCTAACCTACTACGTCCCGTCCTAAAGATAAATCTTTTATCTGATGGTTTAGAAGGTATATTAACAAATGGTACAACTGTTTGTTGTCCGTTAACCAAAAAATCTGTATATCTATTCCAATATCTCATAACTACTTAAATGTACTTTTACCATTAAATTCTTGTTTAGGTCCCTGATTTAATTCAGAGTATAGTTGATTAAAGTACCCATCTTTAGTACTATTAATATAGTCCTTAGGTACATTAATATAAAGGAATATTCTTTCCTTTTCTTTGGCAAATGGTGAATAGTCCTTAAACTTTCTTACTGATGAACGTTTACTAAACCTATCTAACTCTCTTTCCGTCTTTCTAGAAACCTTTTCATAATCACTATTTAGTCCGTCTATAATGTTATTAACATACCTTTCCCATTTGTTTATCGTCCCTATCCTACCATTTAAAAGTTTAGTTATAACATTTTGTTTATCGTTTAAGATTTGTTGATACATAGCGTTCATAACTCTTGCGCTTTCAATACCTTCATTGATTTCTAATGAAAATAAATAAGAATTATCCCACTCTTTTTCGACTAATTTATTATTATCTACAAATATTTGGTTATTAAAATTTAGTATATCAGTACCTAACGTTTGCATATCATTAGCCATTTCCTCATATGTGTTATTAGCATTTTTTGATGTTTTATCAACATTAGTGGTTGCACTGATTGATACTTGAACATTTCTTGGTTTAGTTGAGAACCCATCGGTATTTGTTAGTATAAAGTTAACCTTATCAATAGTTTTAATTAAACTAAGTTGGTTATTAACAACTTTAGGCATTACACTCATGTAGTCGGAAATATAATTAGGTTTTATTTCATTAATTAAATTTTTAAGATTGAATTTATATAAATCTATATCTGTCTGTTGGAAATTTTTATTATTTATTTTTTTTACTAATGGGGATGTTTCGGTGTCTATATCTGAAATCACCTCATCAAATAGACTATTTATTTTATTTTGTAATTTATCTTCTTGAGGTTTTCCAAATAATTTTGTTTCAGTGGTAGTACCTGTAAACCCATCAGTATAATAACCTATTATTTTACCGTTAGTATAGTCTCTTTGGTCAGTAAAATACGATAACCCGTCTAATGAATACTTAGTTGCTACTTCAGTTAACGAATCCACTATAGAATCCGCATACGCCTGAGTATTAACTACAGCCTCAGCCATAATATCTTTATAGGACATTTGACCACTATTAGTTGAGATGTCTGTCCCTGGATATGTAACCACTTCTTCAGTTTGGCTAGTACCAATAGTTTGTCCATTATTTGGTAGGTCTTCTTCCGTTGTCGCTCTATTATTTGAGTCAAAGGGTATTGTACTATTTATTTGTTCCCATATTTCTCTATTCAACTCATCTCTTTCTTCAGTAACAACTGACCTATCATCATAAACCTCTGTATTTGCATAATAATTAAATGATAATGCATTTTGTAATCTATTTACAGGTTCTTTTAATCCTTGTCCACCAATAAAATAAAATGACATTGTTATATCTGCCAGCATTGGTTGTACCCCAATACCCTCAGGATTTAAATCAAATGTTAATGGTTCATAATTAATTGATAATTGATTAATAGCAATTTTGGTATGGTAAAAGTCACCAATTCTTAAAACACATATTGGAGGTGCACCGTATGAAGTGTTTTTAGCGTTAAACTCAGTAGGTCTACCATCGTCTCCAATTACAGGAATAGTGTCACCAGGTCTAATACATTGTTGTAAGAAGGTTAGTCTAGAATTTAAACCTTCGGGTGTGGTTGAATGAAACGCTGGTTGGAAATATTTTATTTTCTCTTTTATCCCATTATACACCATAGGTGCACTTTCTTTAACTAAATTAAAGTAATCACATTCAGTTAACAATTTTCTTACGATTATTTTTGCAACTTCTTCTTTTTGTTGTTCCACTTTCTCACTGAGTGTAATTACCGGCTGAGCGGGTCTAGCGGTTTGTGTCTCCGTATCTATTTCAGGTGGGTTTGTTATTTCATCGGTAACCTTATCTTCTTCGGGTGGTGGTGGTGTCTCAACTACTGAACTTATCCTAACCCTTCTACACTTCATGGCATCTACCGAATAAATTTTATCATTACCAACTAAGTCTTTTGTACAGTCTGTCCCTTGTATATTTGTTTGTTCACCTTTAGGGTCTTCCTTTATAATAAGTTTTCCATCATCCACCCACTTCTGTAAAGACTTTTGATTTTCATCCATCAAGGGTAATAAATATTTTTTTACACTATCAATCCTTCTTTTAGATAAAGCATTATTATAGACAACTGAATTAGGTGATGACGCTGAGCCCTGTAATAAAACTTGAACTGTTGCCCCCGCATTTAATGCTTCACCAACTTTTTTAACAAATAATTGTGTTTTATATAACACACCCGAATCCGAACTTGTTAAAATATTATCTATAAAAAACTGATTTACATTGTTTTTTTCATCGGCATTTGCGGTATTACTATATTCTGTCTGTAAACCAATATAATTTTGTAAAGTAGTGCTGTAAACTTCAGATGTAGTTGTATCTGTTGAAGTCTGTGGTCCAGGAACATCATTGTGAAAATAATAAGCGAAATCAAAATCCGTACTCTCTACTTTATCTTCATATTCTTCGGTTGTCACATCTAAATCACCAGGTATTTCTGCATCAATAATGTCAAAATATTCTTTTGTTTCTTGTCCAACTGAAGAGTTTACAACTATCTCATAAATGTCACTATAAGTAAATTGTGGAAATCTCAACGCTAATTCGTAAATATCATATTTACGACATCCTGCAAAAAATGAATCAACAATTCCCGTAACTTTACTGTTATTACTTTCATTTGCCAATTCTTTGTCAACAATAGCATTTAATACGGAGGGATGGTCGACAACAATTTTCCAACTTAAACTTCCCTGTCTTGTTGTATTATTATACGTGTATATTGGTTCAGGTCGACCTAAGAATTCATTTTGGTTCCAATTTGCAGAGTTTTGTTCGTTTACCTTCATATCATATGGTGGGAACCACATAATTCTACCACCATTAGGTCCTCGTTCACAATGTGGTAAATCTTGATAAGTAAAACCTTTTTTTCTTGATGTTCTCCAAGCTAAGTTTTCTATTGAAAACATATATTTTTTAACTCCTTCACTACTAAAATCATTTCCCGTTAAATTAGTAGTATCTGTACCTCTCATAGGTGCGATATTTAAGTTATATGTGTTATCTAAAACCGAATATGTAAATCGTCTATTGTTGGTTGTTATACCTTCTGTTTTTTGTAAATCCGCCATAGAATAGTAAGGAGTGTCTTTTGTAAAGACCCTACAATACTCTTTACCTACAATCGCCCCTCCCTCATCTCTGTACGCGATAACTCGTGAACCTTTAGTAAGTTCTCTTGTTCCGTCATGAAACACTTTAGAGATTTGGTCAATCGCATTACCTACGTGTTGTAATTTTCTAACACCAACAACTTCGTCAGCAGAGTTAATTAATTTTTGAGTATTATCAAGTATGGACCCAGGCGTATAATTGTAATCACCTGTACCGTCTACTGATTGTGTGGCAGTAAATGTGTTTTGAACCCCTTGTTCATTCCAATCAGTATCTATCGTACCAAAAAACTCTGCTCCGACACCAACTTTTTGACCCGCCCTATCTTTGTATTTAGGGGATACCCATGTAAAACCACCTTGTAATCCTCCATCATCGTATGTGGATGTTTGGTTTAACCCAAACTTATAGGTATTATCTTTTTGTTCATTTTCATAGATTTTAGCAATCTCATCATAACCATAAACGGGTGTTTGAACTTTATTTCCGTCTTGATTTAAAGGTAAAGATTCTGCAGGTGCAACAATATCTTTCATCTCCTGTTGAGAACTTCCTACATAATAATTTTGCTTTGGTACTTTAGTGAATAAATCAGTTAGAAAATTTCTATTATAATCTGGTATATATCTGTTTAAGGATAGTCCTTTGAATAGTCTTGACCTTTGCCCTCCACCCGTATTTTCCAAGAATATTTGCATTCCTGTTTTTTCTGTAGGTAATGCTAATACTCCTCTTTTATCAAATAATCCCGTAATAGAATTAGCTATTTGATTAAAATACATTTGTTTTGGTTGGTCACTAAAGTAGTCACCTGGTATCCAAGAGTATGGGGAATATACACCACTAATACGGCTAATAAAATCTAAACCTTTACCAATTAATCCTTTTGGTACCGATATTTTCCAATCTCTTTCAATTACTGACCTATTACCTGTTGTAATTGCTAATAGTTCAAATGGGTCAGATAGTGCGTCTAAAGCATTAACTCTACCAATTGTTTGTTGGTAAGTTTCTTCGGAAATTCTATATTGAAACTCTGTTTTAAGTGATTCCGCAGCAATTCTTGCTAAATCAGAATCTTGCGAAAGTGGTCCGTTATCTCCCTGTGGGTTAGAACTCGTTAATAAATTAAATGAATTATATGAAGACGCAACAAAATTATAGTAAGGACTTTTACCTATCAATGCTGGTACACCATTTGACATATTAAGGTTTAAAGTATTATTAAAACTCGTCACCGAATTAATAAACCCTACATCATCTATAGACTTAGGTTCACCAAAACCACCTTCAGGTCCATATTGATTTTTAACATATAGAGAAGTGTTCTCGGTACTACCAATAGTTTCCACTTCTTGTGAATCAATAACTCCAACATCGTTAATATCTATTTGACTCTGACCTGGTTGACTGGCAGGGGTAAAACCATCACTATTATATGGTTCTAAGTTTTTTACTAATAGCTTCTTTCTGAAGTTTTCAGTTGAGTCAAATGATAATGGACTTTGCATCTATATATTCTTTTTAGATAAATAGATGGTTATATTATTTTATATAACCACAGTTTATAGATTTATCCGTATCCACCGCCCATATTAAATTCTGTTAAGGTACCTAATCTATTTTCTAATTGAGATTTTATTTTAAACATGGCGTCAGGATTATTAACTAATAGGGTGGCTAACTCTTCTTTAGTCATTGGTGAGTTTGTTGGTATTCCTTCTATGTTGAGATTAACTTGTCCGTTTACCGCCAATTGTACAGGAGTATTATCTGTAGAATTAACATTAAGACTCGCAGTTTCTATATTGTTAACTGCCATATTACTTCTATCAAATCTATCACTCACCTCAGTTGTATTGTTATTGGTCCTATCAAATCTATCACCACTTACATTTACAGTATTATCTTCATTACTCCTATCAAATCTACCACTACTTACATTTATAGTATCACCGATAATTTCAAGGAAAGGTAGGTCTTTTAATGCTTCAGTAAGATTACTCCACCCTTTTTTTAGTGGGTCAATTATTAATGTACCATAATCAATATTTTCCAATGCGGGTACTAATTTACTGTCTACTGTCTCACTAAACTTATTAAGTCCATCAACTATCGCATTTGCCATTTCATCAGCATCGGTTTTATCTAATTTAAGTTGTGTTGCTAGTGTACCAAAACTAGTGGTCACACTTTCAGGTAATGCTACTTCACTTTCTCTAGCTAAAAAACTTTCAGTTAATAATGATTGTACTTTAGATATGTTTTCTCCGAAAGTTTCAAATCCACCTGATTGAACTAAATTTAATGTCGTTAGCTTTACAAGTGTGTTTTGAGCCGCCTGTATTTCATTTAAGAAACCCATAGATTGTTTAGCAACGTCTAGTTCAGACATATTATTAACATCTAACATACTTTGTAGTTCTCCGTAATCACTAGCAACTAACTCATTGAACCCTTCACCTATTTTTTTAATAGACCCATCAGGCATCGTTATTTCCATGGTTCCGTTAGCCCCAATTTTACCTAAACTTGCAATTAATTCTTTTTGTTCTTCAGGTACAGTATTAAACCCATCAAGTAATTTTAATTTTTCAGTTCTTTGGGCCGCGTTCATAGCCATTTCTGAGAATTCTTGGTAAGATTGTCCTGCTAAGCTCGCAGCTTCTCTAAGACGATACATTTCAGTAACCGGAATATTAAACTCCCCAGTCTCTTTATTAAAATCTACTGAGGCTCCCGCCATATCTACAAGGCTCGTTTGTAACCCTTCCATGTCAGTCTGAGCCATATGTAGTAATTGGAATGGGTCCCCTAACGCACCGACTGCTCCACCTAACATTTGGAAACCAGCGGCAGTTTCAATGGCTTTATCTGGTGACATTAATTCATCTGCAAAACTAACAGTTTTACTCATATCAATTCTTAATGCCTGAGCTTCCGCAACCATTTTAGATAATCCCTGAACCCCATCTTTAAAATTATAACTAACCATCAGTTTCAGGTTTTTATTAACCTCTCCCATGAAAGCTGAAACATTAACACCATAGGCCCTTGCCTCATCGGTCATATCTGACATCATGTCTAAAGTTTGGTCAGTGGTATACCCCAAAGTATCAAAAGAGGTCGCCATCTCAGCTAATTGTGCTGAAGTCATGTTAGCCATCGAACCTAATAACTGAAATCTACTAATTTGTTGGTCAGTAAAAAATGTATTTCTTTGCATTGATTCGTTCAATGCACCAAATAACTCTAAGTTTTTTGAAGCGTCAACACCAATAAGTTCGGTTGTTTTTGCTGCCTGTGCAACAACTCTCTGAACTTGATTACTTACAACACGGGTTTGACCAAGAGTAGTCCTAACCGTATTGGCGGCTTTTGTATTTATCTCCGCAGCATTATTTATAACTTGTTGGACATTTGTAATACTAGTCCTCAAATTACCTGCAAAGGTTTTTAAGCTAACATCCGCCAATTTAATATTCTCGGATAAAGCCTTAGTATCACCAACTAAACCATTTCCCTCATTTAAAAACATAAAATACTTTTACAATAAATATTGATTAACGGGATTTTTGTCTTTGTTTCTCGATTTCCTCATTTCTTTTTTGAAATTCTGACGATAGTTTGTCAATGAAAAATTTTCTCTCGTAGGTGGGCATAGTTTGAAGGTCTGAGTAAGACATATTAACATGTTTACTCAAATAGTAGAACTCATCAAGCATAGTTTTCCTATAATCAGAAGAAAGGACGAAAAAACTCTGCCCCAAAAGTGATACGCACATTCACTTTTTCTCCTGACGGGGCTGTAACAGTTCTATCAAGGTCTAATTTAGGTTCACAATCTGACATTGTGTTTCTAATAAATTTAGAATCCATAATAGGTAGCGTATTTATAAAAGTTGATATTTTTTCTCGGCTTTCATCACCGTCAATTGAAACAACGTGTTTTTCTAATCTTTTTGTAACTATTGGAACTGTGACCCCTACCGGATAACTTTCATCTAATTTACTTAGTTCTGTAGTGTCTCCTACATTTAAAAGTCGACAAACAACGTTAACCCCTGTTTTTGGTAAGTTAAACTCAAACAATCCTTTGTCGTTTGGTTTTATTTTAGGTTGTAGAATATTTAACTCGTCTAATAAAATAGTCGCGTCAAAATCTTTTTTTGTTTTTGGGTCTTTTAATTTAAAGTTATAGTCAGGACCAAACGCGGTGTTTCTTAAAAATATAAGTATTGCTTCTGCATCTCCATCAAGTATTTCATTGACGTTGAAGTCAGGTTCATAAATTTTATTTTTTAATAGTGTCATCACTAAGTTTTTATCCCCACCTGTCGATAATAATATATTTTCATCTTGAGCGGTTAGATAACCTACTTTAAGAGATTTCTTCTTATTTGAATAGAATAACCCTTGTGATGGTAATGGTACCACGTCATGTGGTAAGTCCATATTCATTTGTCCGTATTGTTTTCCTTGGTCCATAATTGTCTATATAATAAAAAAACCATAGAAGTACAATGACTCCTATGGTCTTAAATATATGATTGATTGATTTTTAATCAATACTATTTTATATTAATATACCAAAATACATCTATCAGGACGTAATGTTGCTGTTATTGTAGCAAGAGCATCATCACTGTAACCTAAACTATCGAAATTGACATCCGTTAAGAATGTTCCTTGAAGAATCCATTTTTCGACTGCAACTCCTGTTGGGTCTAACATTTCCAAGTCTAAGTCCTTTTTGTATCCTGCAGCATAACCCATACGACCTGTTACGGACTCTGAGTGTAATCTAACCCATTCCATTAAAGCTTGTGAAGCTGATGGTCCAATTGGGTCACGGAATGTAACGTTTATCGTGTTCCACACGAATCTACCTGCCACATATGTGGATGTATTTAAAAAAGGAATTTCAGTTGACCCGATTTGGATGTTAGGTCTTGATGTAGACTCAACATACCAAGAATTAATACCCAATGAAGATGGAAACGATAGAATAAATCGATTCTTCCTTTTTGGTTCATAGGGAACGGGCATTTTCATTAATAAGTCTGCCATTGTATTTTGGTTTTATATTTCTTTAGTTTATTTATTTATAAATATCCAGTTAGAAAGTTTTTCTATTTACTTTTATTTTTTTTTCAGTAATCTCTACTAGAGCAAATAAAATATTAATAATTTAAACTTCTTTTTTATCTCCTCCTTTAGTTAAATACGTTTTAACTGGTTTATCTTCATATTCTTTATCTAAAAATGCTTTAATCTTTTCTACATTGCCTGGGTCATCATCAGAAAACCCAATCATAGGTATAAAATTATTTTTTATATCATTCTTAAGAAAGGCTTTTTTACCGATTCTTTCACTCATCTCCTTAACATATGAAATAAATTCTCTTAACGCCTTTATTTTACCCTCTTCAGGGTCCGCAGCATTACCCTCACCATATGTTACGGGATAATACTTGTTAAGGTCTAAATAATCGTTAATCATTATTGATGAGTCTTTTTCATCGTCACCCGACATATTACGATATTTCTTTAAATTGTCAATTAACATATCTTTGTCAATACCATTGTGGTTAGTTACTATCATATTATATATAGCATCACGTAATACTGATGGTGTGTGACCTCTTGCAGTTATAATTGAGAAAATTGAACCACCGTTTATTGCTTCAACAAAATCGTTCCATGAAGGACCTGGCTTTGCCATCATTGAGTCAATTATAAATGCTTTATCTCCCTTTACACCGAAGTTTCTGTATGGGTCATCGGCATACCCCACAACCATTTCACCTTTATATTCGAAAGGTTCTTTACCTATGGACCCTCGATAATCTGCAAAATCCTCGGTAGACATACCTATTTCTTTACCTTCATCAGACATAACAATAATCTGAGTTGGCATTGTAGCGATATTGTCGTCCCAATCAAAAGCATAGTATTTTAAATCAGGATTACCCTCAGGGTCAAACCCTTCACGTAATTGTTTTTCGTGATAAAACTCTCTAATAATCCTTTTTATACTCATTACTTCTTATCTTTATTAGTATTAAGTTTTTCAATTAATCTTTCTAACTGATTCTCAGAAATTACAATATTTTGAGGTTTTTCAGAGAAAGACTTAGTTCCGTTAGCTTTAATAGATAACGCTTCGTTAAGTGCTTTTTTCTTAAATTCCATTTCCTTTTTTTTTATTTAAACGTTTAATAGGCTAAGAGGAGGGAATTAACCCTCCTCAATATAATAAATAGTCAGATATTAAATATCTTCGAAAGAAGCTCCTGTAGGTGTAATCAAGAATTCAATATCGATGAATTCAAGTGCTCTTGTTGGTTTCAGATAAATTTTACCTGTTAACGTGTTCGAGTCTAAATCTTCAGGAGTTCCAGAAACTGTCACTCTAAAGTCAATTAAACCTCTATCTCTTCTAATACTGTCTAAGATTGGATTAACTGAATCTAAGAATTCTTGTCTTACTTGTTCGTCATTTTGTTCGAACAATAACCTAACTGCTACTGCGGAAATTAATTTACGTGCTTGTAATAACAATCTTCTAACGTTTATTCTGTCAAGTGCAGATTCTTTAATCTGTGTAGTTTTATTACCCCATATAACAGTACCTACATCTGAGAAGGTCGCGATTGGGTTTAATCTTCCTACATATAAAGTGTCTCTATCTTCTTGTGTTAACTTCTTACGTGCTTTAACCGAATTAACTAAACCTCTTGTGTAACCCGCTGATGCGAACCAAGGGAAAGCTATATTATCTGTTAATGCTAAGTTTCTAACAACTTCACCTGTTGGTGGAAGATAAATTTGTGTATTATTTACCGAATCTCTTGTTAATATCCATGGATAGTAAGTTGCGGTGTAGTTAGAATCAATTCCTGTATCTTCTAAATTATCTACCGCCTCTTCAGGATAAATGAAATTAGTGTCGAAATCACCTAATGTTGGTGTAAACATTTGATAATCAGGTGTAGTACAGATATAGATTGAATCCGCTCTGTCTTGTTCTATCATATCAATTGCTGACTCAACAAGATTAGAATTATTAACATAATCAATACCTGGTGTTGTGAATACATTTATATTAACCGCTTCAGGGTTATTAAATGTATACTGACCCCATAGGTATGCGTAATAATCAGTATTTGCCCAAGTTAATTGGTCAGGACCTGTGATTTGTTTAAACGCTCCCCATCCTGTTGCGGTTGGGTAAGTTATAGAAGGTGCCGCACCTGCTCTAAATCCTGCTGCCCCTAATTGGTATCTGTCACCATTAGTTCTATATTCTCTATAGATATCCCATCCGTCAAAACCTCCTGACGGTACTACAGTGAACTTACGAGAGTTTAGTCTATAGTAAGGACTACTTTCATCAGGTTCCGAATCGAAACTTGCGTTACCCACTTCAAATGCAGTTTGACCTGAAGTTACATAATTAGATGAAATTAAAATAACCGTTGCTCCTGAATCCATATGGTAACCTTTAGTAAGGTAAGCCCATGGTTGTGAATCAGTAGCAGTTGCTAAATTGGTAGGATTTTGTTTTCCTTTATAAGATAAGAAGTCTGCGTCAATACCAGCGGTATTAGAAACACCTAAGAATGTTCTTCTTACTTTATCGCCCGAACTTCTTGTTTCATTATCAGTTCCCGTAGCTGCTCCGAATGGTGGATTCCATATAACCTCACCTGGTGTGTCGTATTTAGTTTTATACTCTAAGAATGGTGATTTAACTCCTGAATATTGTCTAGTTTGATAACCTTTAAATCCACAAGGTAGTGAACCTATAGGTGCATCTTCATTCATTTCTAACATTATAAATCTTGACCTCAATTCAAAGTCTCCGTTCGATGTACCAATTTTCTTAGCCACAAAACTATTTTGATTCGGGTCCATAGTACAGTTAGTGAATTTTTCTAATACAACTGGATTTGCGTCAGTATCAAAGAAGTCACGAACAACAACATCAAACGTTCCATTGTTAAATGAAATATTCATTATTGATATTTTAACCTCTAAGTTTGCTGAATTACCATCAGATATAGTTAAGAACTTAAACATATCATAAACTTTGTTACCTCTAAGTTCGGAAACTAAATATGGTGTTTCAGGTGTTTGGTACCTATCTAAATACCAACCGATACTTGTATTAGAACCTAAGTCTTGTCTTGCACTTGGTAATGCCGTTAATGAACAATCAAGACCTCTCACCCTACCAAGTCTATAACCTGTGTTTAGTAAGTTATAATATTCTTCTTCTAAGAATAATGGAACTTCAGATTTAGGTTTTGCAAAGTTAGATTTACCAAATACTTTTGATATGTAATTTGAATTTGCAATATTAAATGAAGTTGTAAAATTAAATGTATCATTGTCTGCAGTAACACCACTTATCGCAAATGT